GGACGCTGCAGGATTTCTGCCGGCACGAGGAAACTCGTGGTGGCGCCGCGGCCAAGCTTCTTGGCAACAGCGTTCGAGCACTCCACCTCGAAAGCCGCTTCCTGCATGAACTGCGGGAACTGGCCGCCGAACTTCAGGGCGCGAATGGCGCGGAGGATGCTGTAGCGCTGGGTCTCGTTGTTCGTCAGGCCCAGTTCGGCAGCGACGGCCGGCTTGGACTTGCCGCGCTCTTCGACGGTCTTGAGGATCTTGCCGGCCACCTCTTCCAGGCGAACGCCGTCACGGATCCACTGATCCTCGATGCGCGAGTCGATGTTGGCGGAACGGCACATCGCAGAGATGGCCTCTTTCCGATCCTTCTCGACTTGCAGCGGGTCGAGACGGGTATCCGCGTTCGTGCCCGCGGCGGCTTGCGTGTCAGCCATGGTGGCTTTCTCCTTGGGAACCGCAGGTGCGGCGGGGGTTGAAACTTTGGGAATGGCGCGCTCGACGGCCTCTTTGACGACAGCCTCGATAGCCGTGAGGTCGGCGCGCGTGTCGATAGAGATTTCGTTCTTCGTCTCGACTGATCGCGTCACGCGAACCGGCTTGGCATCGGTGTCCGCATCGCGGCCAACGCCAACGCTCGGGTCCGCCGGGACGGTGGCGAAGCTCACTTCCAGCACACCCCAATCGGTGGCCGTGAAGCGGTTGGACTTGGTGTCCTCGGTGACCTCATAGAGCTCGTAGCCGATGGAGACATTGCGCATGCCGCCTTCGACCATCGCGGCCACATCGCGGGCGCGGTCGGTGTCGAAGAAGTGCGCATCGACCCACAGGCGGCCGTCTTTGACGCTGGCTCCGTCAACCATGCCGACCGGATCGCTCCAGTTGTGGTTGAACAGCAGCGGCGCAGCGCCACCATTAAGCCGGTCCATGCGGATGGACTTGTCGTCGTGGCGCAGCACCTCTTCGCCAAACCAGCGCTGCACAGGCATTTCGCTGCTGGCCGGGAACGACAGGCGCATCGGCTTGTCGGCCTCGCGCGTGATCGTCACTTCGGCGCCGAACAGGTCGCGCGCCAGCCGGCCAACTTTGATTTCGTCACTCATCTGCTAGTCCCTCACGAGCGCGACAACGCGCTTGGCGATTCGCTTCGCCTGCTCGTCGTCGTTGGTCTTGGTGGCGCCGGGGTTAGCGGCTTCTGCTTCGCGATCTGCGGCCACATCGGTATCCACCGCGATGCCGTTCGCTTCCAGCATCTCGATCTCGCGCTTGCGAGTTGCGATCACGTCTTCGATGTCGCGGCCGTCTGCGGTCTGAGCGATGACATCGGTCGGCGTGGTCAAGCCGGCCTTGATTGCTTCCTTGTAGGCTTCGACTTCCTTGGTGGGATCGATCCAAGACCAGCCGCGCGGCTTGAACAGCACCGCCTCGAACTTCGAGGCGTTCAGCACGTACTGATCGATGTCGATCGCAACGGTGCGCGAGTAAACGGCCTGACGCAGCCACACCTTGTGCAGCGGCTTGCGGAATGCGCGGATCCACCACTGCTGCAGCATCCGCCACAGGTCGCGGTCATCCAGCAGCGCAAGACGCGAACTGCTGTAGTTGCTCTGGCTGTAGTCGCGAGAAAGGCTCTCGTAGCTAACCCCGCAGCCGGCCGCGACTTCACGCAGCATGTAGCGCATGAACGGGTCGAGTGCGACGTTGGGCCGATTCGGGTTGTGGAAGTTGAGCGTCTCGCCGGGGTTCAGCTGCTGGATCAACCCAGGCTGGATGTCCATCACCTGGGTGCCGTCGTCTTCCTCGTCGGTAGCGAAGTCAGCGTCCTTCGTCTCGATGGTCCCGAACAGGTAGGACGACATGCGCGCGGCCTGCACCTCGGCGCCGCTGTACTGATCCATGTCGTTCAGCTTGCGAGCGGAGGTGTGCAGCCACGGCTCGCCGCGGGTCTGGGGCCAGCGGTCAACAAGGCGCAGATGCAGGATGTGCTCTGCCGGCACGCGCTCGTAGCGATCCGTCGCCGGGCCGCCGCCGCGGTTAATGTCACCCGGGTGGCGCTCGCGGATCCAGTAGGCGATTGCGCGGCCGAATGTGTCGCGCTCAATGCCCATGCGAACCTCGGCGCCACCAGGAGCACCCGGCATCGCGATGTCAAGCGGCACGCGCTCGGCCTCGATCAACTCCAGCGCCAGCGGAATCCGGCTCTCGCCAAACGAGGAGTAGTGCTTGCGGACAAACACCTCACCCGCCTCGAACACCTGCGCCATCGCGGCGCGCTCGAAGTCGTTGAAGTGCAGAGCCCCGCCCGTGTGGCAGTTCTCGGCGCACATCCACTCGCACCACGCCTCTTCAATCGAGGCGTTGACGCTCTCCGCGAGAGCCTTGCGCGTGGTCATGACTTGGGCCTGCATGCCCACGCCAGAGCCGATCACGTTGTTGACGACGATCGTTCTGGCGCGCTTTGCATAGGCGCTGTCGCGCACCATCTGCCGCGAAGCAGAGCGCAAGCGGGTCAGGCTGGATGAGAGTTCGGCATCGGCACTGCTGTCGCCGCCGACTCCGTATCCACCGGTCAGGCGCGACCCACGAGCGGCGGCGTACATGCGCGAGGAGCCCCGCTTCGGCTCAGAGCCGAACAGGGCCGCCATGACGCGACGCAGCCGAGAGGGGCGTTTGTCAGCCATTGGCGACCCTCAGGTACACCTGACGCTTTGTCTTCAGGCCAACCGCGGCACGCGCGCAGTTCTCCTCGCGCGCAACCTCGATTTCCCAGTAGCTGATGACGCCGAGGATGTCCGCCTTCTGCGCGAACTCCATCTGCCGGTCGCCGATGCGATAGCTGCGCGTGGTCGGCGTCCATGCGGCCAGAGCCGCCTTTGCCTGATCCAGCGCGATGCGCGCTTGGCTGCGCGTATCCAGCGATGTCGCGGTGCGCGGGTCAGGCAGCAGCGTGACGACGCCGCTCGCAAGGTCGTACTTCTCGCTTCCGAGTTGGACCCACGAGGCCCAGCTATAGACGCCAGAAGTCCAGCCAGCGGTCGTCGATGCGGCTACCTGGATGCGATGCAGGGTCGCGTCGTCCGCGTCCTGCGTGCCAGTCAGCGTGATGGACGAAGGCCCCGCTGAACGCGGAACGAGCACGTACTTCAACACCCACCCGTCGGCCGGAAGGTAATCCGGCACCAGGGTGGTGAAGTTCAGCGTTCCGCCGAGGACGAGGCTTTCGAGGTCCATCGCGCCGCATCGTCGCGATGCAGCGCTGACAAATTAAGGGTGGAACCTGTCAGTCAATTAGATGCGAGAGCGGCCAATGCGAACGGTCGGCGTGCGCAGCGTGTTGCGCCCGATTCGGCGCCGCGAGTTCGTCGTAAACACGCTCGTCTCAGCCTCCGCCGACTCCACGCCAGCGGCGATGGCAAACGTGCTCATGCCGTTGATGCCGAAGGCGCAGGATTCGCCGACAAGGGCCGTGCTACCCACACCGGCCGCGGCAGCGATTTCCCCGCCGGCAATGGCCGCGGTAGCAATGGCGATGGTCGCTAGTGCAGTCATGGTCAGTCCATCCGTCCAGGCACGCAAAATGCCCCGCGTCTCTCACAACGATGCAACGCGAGGAGAGTCCCATGGGCATACGTGCTATCTGTGCCGCTGCGCTTTTTTGCGCGCTTCCAGTTTTTGCGGCAAATCCTCCCGCTACCGCTTCCGTCGGCCCGGTTCGACTCACCATCGTCGATACGGATCAGACCGACGGGATCACGGCCGGAGTCACCCTCACCGGACAGGGCGGGTTCCACGGCAACCTGTCGTGGGTGGCCGATTCGAACGGCGGCGGGTTCTGGTCCTCTGAACAGGTCGGCTTCTTCGGCCCCGGCACCTCGGGGGAGTGGCTCAGTTTCTTCACCTGGGGCGAATCGCTGTCGGCGACCACGCACAGAACGTCGAACGGAACGCCGTACTCTCAGTCTTCGATTCAGGATTCGTGGCTTGCCGTTGTCGCCCCGCACACCCGCGTAACCTTCGAGTTCGACGCCACTGCGGTCGGCGGCGTCGCCGAGATAAGCGCCTGGCTCACCGTTGGAGCCGAGACCTTCTCCAACCTGGTCACCGGCTCGGGACTGCTGGCGTTTGACTTCGAGACCGGCTCCGATGAGGTGACGGGCATTCTCACTCGCAAGGCGCAATCTCTGGTGGATATCCGAGCCGTTGGGAGCGCCCCCGAGCCAGGAACCTACGCCCTCCTGATCGCCGGCCTGCTGCTTCTGGCACACCGCGCTCGTCGCCGCAATCTCCGCCTTGAAGGCGACTAGCGCCTGGTCACGGCGATGATCGACCGCCGCGAGGAACGGAACCGCAGCGGCGATCAGCACGAGCGCGAGCTCAATACAGCGTCTCATTGGGGGTAAGCCCGAGAAGGTGGGCGTGGCAGTTCAGCGAGGCATGCAGACAGCCCTGCACCATCTGCGTCAGCACGGAGGAGTTCCAGCCGTTCCACCAGTCGCC